TAGTAAATGAGTGATATAAAACAAAAATTAGAAAATTATCTAAACGAAAATATTCATGTAAACTTATATAAAAGTATTGATAACGAAACATTTACACCAGTAATAAATTTTGTAATTAATGGTGCTTTCAATGTTGAACTTGCACAAGATGCAAAAATTGATGGCATCAATATAATGGAAATATTTGGTGATGCCATTATGACTAAAATCAAAGAAGGTATTAAAAATTCGAATACGTTATCCTTTTGATAAAACTAAACCAGTACAAGTTTATCGTAATTTGACTAAGAAATGTTGGTCGATACGCCAAAATGGTTTGGTGGTAGCACATTCTTATGAACCTTTGTTTTTAAGAAATGTTTCATATGTTGTTAACGCAAAAGGTCGTGAAAAGGTATTATTAACAAAGACTAAAAATGTGCATGCGTATGTTAAAGGATATATAATAGAAAACCAGCCAATTGCAGGTTTCTTGAAAAAGGCTTATTATAATCCATATAACACCGAAACATTTGTGGATTTTGTTACAAAAGAACCATTAACAAAATCATCTTATTGTTGCATGACTGATGATTTTATGGTACTATATAAAGATTGAATACTTGCGGCCATCATACCGCATAGTGCAGGATATGCATGATAAGAAGAGAGTCATACTCTTAATATCCCGTGGGTGATGTCCGATCTAGGTACGATAACTCTAGAAATGCTACCTTAGCTCATCTGGTAGAGCAGCGGCTTAGTTTCTGAGACAAGGTTTCAGTAATGATAACCCGCAGGTGGCCTGTTCGAGTCAGGCAGGTAGCACCGATTTCCAATGTGTAAGTGTTTGATTTATCAACCACAGAGGAAATTAACATGAATACTATATTTTTACACGATTTTAATTCGCTAGATGATGTTTTGCGAGAGTTTAATATCACTGCGGATAGATTGAATGGTTATGAAATATTACTAGCATCATATGCAATAGGGTATTACGAGGGCTGGTCTTTCGTGCTTCTAAAGCATACTGAATCTGGTGAGTTATTCACAGTATATGCATCACATTGTTCGTGCTATGGTTTGGAAGGTCAATTTGATATGGAGTCCGCTTCTGTCGAACAATTGAAAAAACTGTATGCAGAGGACTATTATGCATATACTGATTGTAAAACGGAATTGGGAGAAATCCTTGATTCATTAGCGTAAGAAATTACGCATATGCCGCTATAGCTCAAGTGGTAGAGCAACGGTTTCGTAATCCGTAGGTTGTGAGTTCGAGTCCCACTGGCGGCACCAGAGGTAAAAGTAATGATCACTGCATCTGAATATTTGGAAAGAACAAAGAATGGCGAAACTGTTTTTGTAATTCCAGAAGACAATAAAGAAGAAAATCCAAGTTCTGCTGATATTATGGGTGACTTGGCTGAATCACATCCTATAGGATATCCCCGCTAAATCCTTGACACCTTCTCCCTAACATGGTAAACTGTACGCATAGTAGAGATTACCATGTGTATATCTCGTTCAAGTTAACAAATTTGCATGAGAATCAAAAATGACCAATGATGATAAACTGTTTGTAGAAGCAGTATCTAAATGGCGTAATATTACACCCGAATCAAAACGCATAACCGAACTGGAACAGGCTTTAAAGAGCATTGTTGAGTTCGGTTATGGTCTTGGTCATAGTCGTGGATTCTCATGTGCTAAAATGGCTGAAAAGGCTTTGTCCTCACACGCTAAGGTGTCTTGATATGAAAAAACATATTGTTATTGAAATTGATATTCCGGAGTCTGATCTTTGTTGGATTTCTGACAATGGTAGTCAAGTTTTTCATGATATTTTTGTGAAACGTGCTTTACATAGTCTTATTAGTTTGCAAAGTCGTGCTGATACAGATTCAATATATGATTATGTTACTACCATGATTACATGTCTAGAATCCGCCAAGGTTGTTGATAATCCTCTTCTAGTTGAAATTGACAAGATGATTGCATTTTATTCTGGTGGTGAAGAAATGAAATCTATGAGGGAATGTTTTGCGGATGAGAAATTGGTTGAAGTATTAAAAGAAATCCGAGATAAAATTTGATATGAACTCCACAGTGTTCCAAGAAGAACAACTTGTAAGGTGCGTAGACACCTTTGGTAACAAGGCATTACAAATTAATAAGTTGTATATTGTGTCATGCGTTTTCAATAATGTTAGAATGAATGTATACGATCCATTGATTACTGATGGTGAGGATAAAATACATTTTACTAACATAATAATTGATACATTCTCTTATAATTTTGCGCCCGCCTCAAAAGAAGAAGTTGAATGGTATGTGTCTACCCGTAAGAACTTATTGTTTGAAAAGATAACCCGCATAAATGAAAGTATTGTGATGTTGAATGGCAAATAATGATAGAAATTAAAATAACACAAGATATACGTGAAAGGGCACAAGAGAAAGCTGATGAAATGGGTAGGTTGAACAACTCTATTCGTCAAGGCGAAGGCAATCTTGTTGGGTTCATGGGGGAACAAATTGTTGCAAATTATCTTAATGCATGTGTTGAAAATACATATGACTATGATATAATGATGCATGGTGCTAAACTTGACGTTAAGACCAAAGAGTGTACATCACCACCAAAGCCTCATTATGAGTGTTCGATAGCGGCATATAATACGAAACAAAAGTGTAATGCTTACGTCTTTACCCGCATATGTCAGGATACTTGTTGGATTTTGGGATGGATGCCAAAAGAGGCATACTTTAAAAAAGCGAAGTTTATGCAAAAAGGGCAAATAGACCCGTCTAATAACTTTGTTGTGAGGGCGGATTGTTACAATTTGGCTATACAAGACTTAAAGCCAATTGATCACTTGAAAAACCTGTTAGAGAATAAAAATGTCTAAACTGAGTAAAACCCAGATTCTACATAAACTTGCCGAAGATAACTTGCGTGTTGAATCACTATATAATTTTCTAATTAAAAAGAAATGCAAATGTGAATTAACCACTGAAATCCAAAAGGTAGAAGGTATTGACCATCCTGTAGTTTTATTGTGGATTGAAAACCATAAGGGTTTATGTGCTTTGACTGGAACTAGCGATTACAATTATATTAACTGTTTGGGCTTTTTGGCTGTTGATTTTAAGAAGTGTTTCAACAAGTGGTCGCAGGTTCCAATTCGCATTTCTTTGAAGCGAACTGATGAAGAAATTTATGACATTATGATGTCCTGTAACACCAAGGACAATTATGAAAAAAGTCTTAATTTCAAACAAATTTTTTGGGACGAATGATGAAACTCATTGAACTGGCACAAAATGTCAAGAAAACAAGTCGTAATGAAAAATCTATTGATATTGATGCTATTACAACAGCATTGAATATTAATTTTAATCATTATGATTATTATGATAAAATAAAGGAACATATTACCGCATATTGGGTAACACCTTGGCTGTGTACTGATACTATGGTTGGCCTCGCAGTGTACTTTTTGGATGGTACTCTTATTGGGGTTTCATTTCAACGTGGAAGAAAGTATGCAGAAGAGTTTGATTTCATATCAATGGAAATGGCAAAAAACACATATGACTTTTTTATGTCATTGCGTTCACCACATGAAGATTTTTCTATTATAAGCCAAGTGGACTTGGATGGTGAATGGGATGAACATGGTTTTGAAGCTTTTTATGCAAGTTCTATCTGTGTTGACACCGTATGGTATAAACCATCACAAGAGTATGTGAAGGTATGTAATCGCTATCGTTATGATTACAATATGCCATCAAATGTAATTGAAGTGATGTTTGACAATGGTGAGCGTAAGGTGGTAGAATTGGAAAATATTCTTGTACCATACGGCTTAGAGGAAGTTTGATATGTCACGCATTAAGGCTATGCTTGAAGAGGCTCTGGAAAATCTGGATAACATGTCTGATGATGAACTTGAACAGACTTTTATCGAATGTGGTTATGTTCCCACACGTTATGATATTGGGATGACACAAATACAAAAGGATGCATTGGAACGTGTTGCAACACGTTTAAAGGAAATGTCTCCGGAAGAGTTCAAGGCTAAGTTGAAAGAGCATGAAAACGGTGCTATTGCCTATGCGTTCAATTGTTGTGCACCTGATGATGTAAAGTAAAAAAGTTCTTGACGTGGTTGTTGTAAAGCGGTATAATGACCACATCAAGACAACGATGCTTCCTTAGCTCAGGTGGTTAGAGCAACCGACTCATAATCGGTAGGTCACTGGTTCAAGTCCAGTCGGAAGCACCAAAAGGCTGTTGTTAAATGTATCTTTAGTGAGGGGACTCTTAACCAGAGACACACGTTAACTCTGGATAAAGGTACTTAACTACAGTAATTTTTTATTTTAGGTGTGATAATGGCTAACATTCGTACCAAAGTGATTAAACCTTTTACCGACCAAACTTGTGTGGTTGCTTGTTCTGGTGGCGTAGATTCTGTTGCTTTGTTACATTTTATGGTTGGTTATAATAACGTTCGGGTAGTTCACATTAATCATAATCCGGGAAATCCGTATGACGATGATTGTGAGCAATTGGTTCGTGATATTGCTAAAGAGTATGGCATTGAAATCGACGTACATCATATTGATGTTGCGTATGAAAGTAATGTAGAACATAACTGGCGCAATTTTCGCCAAAAGATTTATCGTGCGTATGCTTGTGATGTTTACCTTGCACATACGTTAGATGATCAGGTCGAAGAATATCTTATGTCCTCTATTAAGGGGAATGTAAGATTTATTTCATCACATCGTAACAATTTGCGTCGTCCTTTTCTTCATTTGACAAAGGGTGAAGTTTATGCATATGCAAAGAAACATGAATTGATTTGGATTGAAGACCCGACAAACCATGATTCTTCTAATCAAAGGTCATTTTGTCGCAATGTTATCGTACCAGAGGCATTGAAGATCAATCCGGGTTTGTATAAAACTGTGTTGCGTTTGTCAACACAGTAAGGTTTGAATGGTAACAGCAATTTTAAAGCATCCAAAGCCGTGTGTTGTAGGTTCGAGTCCTATCCACCCCCGCCAATTGAAGTTTAGCTTTATTGGGGGTGTAGCTCAATTGGTAGAGCAACGATAAAAAATCCATTCAGTTGAACCCCTAAGTAGTTTAACTGGCTTAAAACACGTTTGCGCAAACGTATAGATGTTCGATGCATCTCTTAGGGGCCAAAGTAAAAGGTGAAAATATGTCACGTTGGAATGAAACAAAAGTATGTGCTAATCATATGCTGAAAATCGCATATCCTACATTGAAAGATATAGACGATCCTGTTTGCACCATATATAATAATGCCTTACCTAGTGTTATAGATAAGGTATTTGCAACGTTATATGCAAACAAGTATGAACCCGTTGAATTGCATGAACAATATTGCATTGAAATGATGCGAGTTGCATACAAATTGATTGGTAAATACGGTTATGTTAAAGACTATGGGGAAGATGATGAAGAAGCACATTGACGTAATGGTTGATCTTTTGCCAAGACCGGGTTTGTAATTACAAGCTTGATCTAATCGGTTTGTAGCTCAATAGATAGAGCACTCGCTTTGGGAGCGAGGGGTTGTGAGTTTGAGTCTCGCCAGACCGACCAATTTGAGGTCGAATATATGGATTTTAAAGTTTCAGAAGGATATGCTAAAAAAGAAAGAGAAGCTATAGTATCTGGTATATCAAGAATGGCGGCTTTCTTTTTAAAGAATGAAGAACGACTAAAGAAAGAATCTTTAGAGCGTTTGAATAATTTGAAAGAACGAGGTTTGACAATTCTCAATTCAAATGATAGTTCAAATTGTCCCTAAATATACTTAGCTATTATAATTAGGGGTATAAAATGAACGAATTAGCAATAATACTTAATGTGTTGGGAATATATGGCCGTGCTTGCCATAACCTAACAACTGGTAAAACCTTTATTCCTGATCATGAGATTTTCGCTGAGATTTATTCTTTCGCAGAAGATTCTTATGACTCTGTTATCGAAAGATGTTTGGGGTTGGGCATTGACATAAACATTCAGCAAATTAATCTTCAAGCGGCAACCATGTGTTCACAAATAACTATTGGTGATTCAAACGAAGAAAAGTTTGCAGGTGTTAATGAAATATTGTCTCAAACAAACAGCATGATTGATGATCTTAGTAACAATGGTGGATTATCTTCTGGTACTGTTCAATTAATTGGTGATATATCTAATCAGTTTGAAGTTTTCCAATACAAAATCAAACAACGTTTGAGTGATTAAATCCTATCATTATGATCCTTCGCTATTAGAAGTATAAGACGTAATGATTATTAAAGAGCCTATTAAGGTAAAGTGGAATAAACCCACACGATCAAAAGCCAGCATTGCTGGCTTTTTTGTTGTTAAAATATGTAAAACCACTTGATATCCATATCTCAGTTTGTTACAATACTAACATTCAATAATGGCTAACGAGTTAAACAATGAGTCAAATCAAAACATTTGGGGGTGTAGTATCAAAAACACAACCTCAAACTATTGCTGACCCCAAACCGGCAGGCAATTCCTTGCAAGATCGCTTGCGCCAGCTTGAAAGTACAAAGCCGGTTGTACCCCCGGTTATGCCTATACAACCTTCTGCGCCATTACCCGTAAATCGTGAGGTTAAACCAATCCTCAAGCCTTCGGTGAAGGCTGTTTTGGATGATTCTGAAAACAAGGCTATTGCGGAATCTTTGGCTAAATTGGGGTTTAGTGATTTTGATTTAACAACAATTGAAAAGTCACGAATTTTATTAATGCGTGATGACATCAAGATTACTGACCACCATTTTATTACCGAATATGGTGCTGATGTTTCGTCTGAGGAAATAATCAACAAATTGGCAAAGATTGTCAACTCATCTTTTTCGGAAGGCATTCGTGCTTCTTTGAATAAGATTATGGCGTCAATTAAGCGTGTTGACATTGATGCAATTTTCAATAAAAGTTTTTTAAAGTCATTTTTCTCACGTTCTATTACGACACGAGAAGAATATAACATTTTGGAAGCAGAAATCAATAAAGAAGTTGCTAATTGCAAGAATGCATTGGCTAAGCTAAAGTCTCACATTCCAGAGTTTGATGCCGTGGAGTTGGAGACGGACAAACAGTTTCGTATGCTTTCTGTATTAATTGTTGCTGCGCAGTTGCGTATTGACGATGAAAAGAGTAAAATGGCGTCACAGACAACAGCAGTAGAGTTTTTTGCGAAACAGACACTTCAAGATTTGCAAGATGCGTTGGCTCGTTTTGAGCGCCGTGTTCATAATCTGATGTTGATTCGTCAAACAATTTTGATGCGTATGTCTCAATTACGTCTTGAAGAAAACAATTTCTTGACGTTGATTGACCAAACAAACGATATTATTACGTTGGTTATACCAACATGGAAACAACAGATGATTTCTGTTTTTTCTTCAAAGATGAATGGTAACAATGAATATAACAATTTGTTGAACATTCAAAAAGAACTTCTCGAAAAAATGTCAAATGCTACAGGAGCTAAAAATGACAGTGTTTAAGCCGGTTTCCGCATATACTCAAACAGGACAAGTATCCAATCAAAACTTGGTTGTGGTTGGTACTGATAAGAATGTTGGCACTTCCGCCATTATACAAAAGGTTTTTGACGCCAACATGCAACGTCTTGTTGCCTCTGGTATGGATGTCAATGAGTTGCAGCAGCGTGTTTCCAATGCAGTGACAAATTTCAATCCTTACGAAACAACTGCTATCACCAAGCTTGGTTCCGATGCAGGTGAAAAGATTGTGCGTTTCTCTGATGACATGCTAAAGCATGTGCGCAGTTCCGATGTTGATGGTATTGGTGATAAGATGACCGAAGTTGTCGTCCTTGCCAAGCAAGTCAATATCAATGGTCTTGTTAATGGTGGATCGAAGATTCCCCTGATTGGTGGTCTTATCAACAAGTTTATTGTTGGTAAGGAAAAGATTGTTGGACAATACGATTCCCTTTCCAAGCAAATTGAAAAGTTGCTGTCTGAGGTTAGTGTCACACAGAATCGTTTGAATGGCACTATTCAAAATCTTGAAAATGTATATCTTTACAACGTTGAAGAATACAAAAATCTCGACACTAGTATTTTGGTTGGTGAAGTCAAGATTGAAGAATTGAACCAACAACTTGAAGAAATGAAGGCATCGCCAACTGCCGCTACCAATCCCATTGAAGCACAAAATATTTCCGATTTGTCAGGGATTATCGACCGCTTGAAGAAGCGTGTGCATGATTTGAAGACTATGCAAATGGTGGCAATTCAAACTGCTCCTATGATTCGCATGATTCAGAGTAACAACCGTACACTGATCGACAAGTTTACGAATCTTACTGAATTGACTATTCCCTCTTGGAAGAAGCAATTTGTACTGGCGATTGCATTGATTGAGCAAAAGAATGCAGTTGAACTTGCAACCAAGATTGACGACACGACTAACGATATCATGAAGAAAAATGCAGATTTGTTGAAGATGAACAGTGTTGCCACGGCGAAGGCTAATGAGCGTTCTGTGGTTGACATTCAAACTCTTGAATATGTTCAGAAGAACCTTATCGAAACAATTGATGAAGTTCAGAAGATCAAGCAGGAAGGTGAAGTTTCCAGAATTGAAGCGGTTAAGAAGATGGAAGACATGAAGTCTCAATTGATCGAGAAGGTTACTAACCGTTAATACTGACGGTTACAAACTTTAACATATTATGTCTTGTAAACATAGGTGTATGTGTTAATATACACCTACCAACTCACTATAAAGGTAAAATTAAATGCTACAACTTATGCGTCATTTCCGTTTCTCCGGTATTTTGGCCGCCCTCTGTTTCCTTGCAGCATATCTGTATGCTGGCCCCGCAGGTCTTTTTGTGGCGGTCGTACTTGCTGTTTTGGAAGTTTCTCTGAGCTTTGACAATGCTGTTGTCAATGCTGGTATTTTGCAACATTGGAATCACTACTGGCGCACCCTATTTTTGACGGTTGGTATTTTCATTGCTGTTTTTGGTATGCGCTTGCTGTTCCCGTTGGTTATTGTTTCACAAACATCTGACATGTCTATTCTTGAAGCATGGAACATGGCAATCAATAGCCCCAAGGAATATTCTGCTGCCCTGTTGTCTCACCATGCCGAAGTTCTTGCTTATGGTGGTTCTTTCTTGTTCTTGGTTTTTTTCAACTTCTTGTTTGACCCGGAAAAGGATTTGCACTGGCACTCTTGGCTGGAAGAAAAGATGGCAAAGCTTGGTCGTGTTGATTCGATGTCCATTCTTGCAACGTTGGCTATCTTGGTAGGTGTAACGAGTTTTGTTCCTGAGCATGAGAAGTTGGCGGTGATGATGGCTGGTACTTATGGTATCCTTACTTATCTTGCTGTTGAGTTTATTGGTCATCTGTTGGAAGAAGAAACTGAAAGTGATGTTAATGTAGCAAAGGTTGTTTCGACTGGTAGTATCGGTGGATTCCTGTACCTTGAAGTTTTGGACGCATCGTTCAGCTTTGACGGAGTTATTGGTGCCTTCGCTATTACTACTGATATTGTTATCATTATGTTGGGTCTGTGTGTTGGTGCGTTCTTCGTCCGTTCGATGACTACGTATCTTGTTGATAAGGGAACCTTGCAAGCTTATAAGTTCCTTGAACATGGCGCACATTATGCAATTGGCGCACTTGCAACCATCATGCTCATGAGCATTACTCATGAAGTTTCTGAAATCGTGACTGGTTTGATTGGTGTTGGTTTCATTGTGTGGGCAGTGGCTTCTTCGATCCGCTCGGATAAGAAAGAAGCTGCGTAAACGTTAAAATAAAAAAGGGCTTCGGCCCTTTTTTTATAGGTGATGAAATGTTATTTTTATATCCAAATATGATGTTTGAGAAAACAATAGACCCTGAGTTTCATGATGAAATGATTGAAGCTGACAATCGTGGTTATAAAACGTTGACCTGTTGGTATGCCCGCAGGGATACTGTCGTGACAGATGTCGTATACCGTGGTTGGATGAAGAACGCTGCTGAATATGATAGTTTTTATAAAAGTCTTCGTTATAATGGTATGACACTTATCAACAATCCGCAACAGTATAACAACACCCATTATTTGCACAACTGGTATGATATTTTAGCCGAGTATACTTTTAATACGTATTTTTTTGACACGGTTGAAGATTCTGTTAATTTTGCAGATTCAATTAATTGTTCTTTTCTTTTGAAGGATGATGTTAAGTCTGGTGGTATTGTAAATGGTGGAGTTGAGTTAAGGTCAGCACTTGAAAAGATGCGAAAGTATCGAGGTACTGATGGTGCCGGTCGTATATGTCTTCGCCAGTATCATGCGCTAGACAGCTATTCTGAAAAAAGATTTTTTTGTTTTATGGGAAATGTTTTTTCATGTGATGGTAATGTGCCAACAATAGTTAGCGAAATTGCTAAGAAGATTGATAGTAATTTTTTTAGTATTGATATCATAGAAGATATTCACGGGAAAGAGTGGTTGGTGGAAATAGGAGACGGGCAAGTGTCAGGAATGAAGAAATGGACTGTTGATAAGTTCTATGAAATATTTGGCACTTGCAAATAATTTTTAGATGTTAATGCTCCCAATGAGAGTGTTAATGTTGCATTATAACTCTCATTGCTACTCTAAATAGTAAAATAATTTGGAGTAAAAAATGAAGCAATCATTTAGAAGTTTAGTTGAAAGTATGTTTGGTGTGACTCATGATCTTCATACTGTGCACAATCAAGATATACATCAGGCAATTGATTCACCCGCAACATCACATCATATTGACCTCCCACACCTCGTAAAATCGCATTTAACAAGCACTAGTGCATTGGACAGTGCGTCAGTCCATCATGACCCAGAAGTGCGTAGATCGGCCTTACAGAGCGATTCTCCGCACCTTAATATGAGTCATGTTCACGCAGGACTTAAAGATTCACATCCGTTAAATCGTATACAGGCAATTCATACATCAAAACGTGTTGGAAATTTAGCATCGGAGCATTTACATACAGCATTACAAGATCACGATGTTGGAGTTCAAAAGGCTGCTTTAAGCCATCCTAATATCAATAAGGCTCATATTGATACCGCCATGAAAAGTTCACATCCGGAAATACGTCATATGGCTGCGATGCACCACGCCGCTACCCCACAACATGTCATCAGTCATATAAATAACCCTGAAACATCACAGGCACACAAGATTGAGACGATTAATAGAGCACCCGGAATGCATCAAAATGGATTGCATGGATTGTTAAAACATTCGGATGGTGCTGTTCAACATGCTGCCCATGAGGCGTTGAAAACAAGAACTATGCCAAACGCATATCATCCATTGCATAGTTAATTTATAAAAGAATAATTGGAGAAAAAAATGAAGCAATCATTTAGACGAATGGTAGAAGGCGCATTGTTTGAGTCAAATGCAGAAGTTGTAGATCATAATAATGCAATACATAAAGAAATTGATAATCACCAAAAATCAAATTATGAATATGATCATATTAATTTAGCACCTTTGGTAAAATCACATATGACAAATGAAAGGGCACTCACAAGATCACAGTCACATCCCGATCTTAGTGTTCGCAGGGCTGTCTTACAAACATCTTCGCCACATCTTAATAAAGAGCATATTAATTTTGCTATGGGCGACCCACATCCGGAAGTACGTAGTTTAGCATTGAATATGTCCAATCTTCATGGTGGTGCGACACATGAACAGTTGCATGACGCTCTACGTTCAAATCACATAGATGTGCAAAAGGCTGCCTTAAAAAATAAAAATATTGATAAATCACATTTGGGGGCTGCTTCTAAAAGTATCCATCCAGAAGTTAGAAAATTGGCGGATTCTCACCCATTGAGTGAAAAGTAAAAAAGGGCTTTAAGCCCTTTTTTTATTCTTCATGTGGTATAGCAATAACAGGTGTATTTGTTTTGGTTTTATTACAAGATTCTATTTTATGATTACCTGCAATCAAATGCATTTCTCCTGTTCTGGTGTTATGTATTACGATAGGAACATTAACAGATATATCTCTTGTTGAGCCTACTCTTTTTTCCCCTACATTTTTAACTTCTTGTGACATTAAGGGATGAACTACTTTTATTGGTGAGTTTTTTACTGTATTGTCGAAAGTGTTTTTATCACGCAATTCAAGCATCCTTTTATGTGCCCATGACGGTATGAATGGTTTCTTTGCATGCACATTTAATTGGTGTGAAAGTTCCAGATAATTATTGTTTCTTTTGATAAAAAAGTTTTCGTCAAGTTTTTTCATGTCGGTTATCAACAATTCTTCAAAGTTCATTTTAGTCTCATACATTAACAAATACATGATATTTATTGTTAATGGAAACTGTACTTGACTATGATGTGCGAGTGTTGTAGAATAGGCTATCTTAATTTTCACATATAGAAGGCTAACATGAAAGAAATCTACTTGGGTCGTGCTGGTAGTATCAGCTATGGCACAAATACACCAACGTCTGATGAAGATTATCGTGGCATTTTCGTGGCTGACCCCAAGTTTATCCGCACTCCATTTTTTAAACAGAATGAGTACCGTCATCCTGATCAAAAGGATAGTGTTAGTTATGAACTGTCGAAGTTCATGCAATTGTATACGGAATGTAATCCAAACATTGTCGAACTCTTGTGGATTGAGGAAAATGATGTTATCTTGGATTCCCCAGCCTATCAGTTGCTTCGCAAACATCGCCGTGATTTGATGTCTTCGAGGGCTGCATTCACCTTTTCTGGTTATGCAGTTAGTCAATTAAAGCAAATGAAGAATCAGTCCAAGTGGCAGAATAACCCGCAACCAACAACCCCACCTCGTCAGATTGACTATGTTTCGTTGGTCGTCAACTACACCAACGAAAAGGTTTTCAAGATTGATCTTGAAGAATACCATGATGGTTATCGTTTGGTTCATTATGGTGGAAACATTTACGGTCTGTACAAGGACGCTGGTGCTAAGACATACAATGATGGTTTTCATCTGAATGTGACTGATAATTCCTTCGATCATACCACTGCTGATGGTGAGCGAAAGTTGCCGTTGATGATTGTCAAGTTTAACATTTCCGAGTACAAGCAAAATCTTGAAACATGGAACCAATATTGGGCTTGGAAGACATTGAAGGATAAGAAGGTTGATCTTTATCGTTTGATTGAGCTTGAACTAGCTGAACGTGCCTCTGTTGTTCGTGAAGTGGTTTCTGAAAGCTATGATGTTGACCATGTTGTTGGGAGCGAAAACATGGCCGAACTGGTAAAGACCATGAATGAAGCGAATCTTTCTGAATTGCTACATTTGTGTAAGCGACATCTTGACTTTCAAGCTACTGGCACTGATTTCAAGCATGGTATGCATCTGGTTCGCTTGTTGCGTATGGGCCGTGAAATCCTTGAGCATGGTGAAGTATTGGTGAAGCGTCCGGATGCAAAGGAATTACTTGAAATCCGCCGTGGTTCGTGGTCTTATGAGCAATTAATTGCTTACGGTGAGGAACAAGACGATCTGATTCGTAATAAACTTTACCATGAGACGAAGCTGCCTAAGCGACCTAACATTGAATTGGCAAGTAATTTGATCATGAAAGTACAGGATATGGTGTGGGGTAGTTAATACCTCACTTTACTATGAGTGATAAAACACTTTTCTTCCTGATAGATAATGTCCCAATGAAGATTGCTACGGTGATTTCTATATCAGTAATCTCTATTGGGATGTATTCAGTTCACCAAATCTGTGAGTTTATAAAACATGATTAGTTTAAAGAAAGATAATAAATCTTTTGACGTTACTGGTTTGATGAAACTATTCATCATAGCTATTTTTATTGCATGTCCTTTTTATTTTGGTTATCACCATTTTATTATGAAAGATATGTTTTTGATAACTAAAGGTACTGTTATTGAAAAAACCAATTATAAGAATAGTGACGGAAAGTACGTTTATGAGTTGAATGTTGCTATTGGTGATAATACCAATACTACCATAACGGTTGATGCCGATGAATATATTCATACCGAAATAAACCAAACCCGTGACATTAATGTTTTCAACAAAGAAAAAATGAATCCTATAATGACAATTGTTGGTATGATTGAAGTTGTTGTTTTAGTATTGGCATTATTGTTTATTGTTGGCGCAGCGATGGTGGCATAATGAAGTTTAATATAAATGAGTTTGTTAAAGTAAAACTCACTGATCATGGTAGACAACAATACATTGAATGGTATTTTTCTTTGTATAAAGGTAATCCGCCATATTCATTTATACCTATGGAAGAAGACGAAAATGGATATTCAAAATGGCAAATGTGGAAATTGATGCAGGTATTTGGTGCAAATATTTCAATTGGTTGTATTCTTCCGTTTGAAACCGAGATAATTATTGTTGGTGAAAATGGATAAAATATTAGTTGGCAATGCACCATATGTTATTGGTGAGTTTGATTTAGAATGTCCTGAAATGATGTTTGTTCAGGACATGCCTATTATTATGCCCGGTACAGATTTGCGTTTACCATCTCATTTAGAGTTTATTAGACCTCTAGTTGGTGCTATTCAGTATTCTACTAAGACTGATTATGTTTATGTTTCTTGTAAGAGCATGTTTACCACATTTGAAAGTCGTGGTCGTCCCGGTTGGCATTTGGATGGTTTTGGCACGGATGACATTAATTATGTGTGGTCTGATGATTTCCCTACTGAATTTTACAACCAACAAATAGAAATAACAAATGATCCTGTTATTTCACGTTTGGATATGGAGTTAATGATTGACGAGAGTAAAATCACTACATATCCTAACAAAATATTGTTGGAAATGAATAATACATGTATTCATCGTGTTTCTGTTGAAAAACGTGAAGGTTTTAGAACTTTCATAAAATTGACTGTTTCTAAGAATCAGTTTAAATTGAAAGGTAATGCACATAATTATTTGTTTAATTATAATTGGGATATGACCCCTCGCACACTAGACAGAAACCAACCGTCGAAATAAATTATTGACACCATTGTAACAATCTGTTACAATGGTCATCTAGGGAATCAACACTGTCAAAGGAAATGATATGGTTAAATTAGGTTTTTCAAAAGAAGAAATAATGTCTAGTCTTCAACATAAGGTTGAAGAACTTTACAAGCATTGCGATACATGGCTGGAAGCTGTGGTTGAGTATTGTCAAGAATATGATTTGGAGGAAACGGAAATTGCTCCTTATCTAAGTCCTGTTTTATTGGAACGTTTGCGTTCCGAATCTGTTAATCTAAAGCGTATAAAAACTGAGAATATTGCTACGTTACCATTCTAAATTATGAATATAAAGTCATTGGTTTATCCTTGTGAAAATCCAAAATACATAAATGATTTTGATACATGGAAGTTATATCAATCTGTTCGTTTACATTATATGACGGACAGCTATCGCCTTGAAAAGTATAATTTTTCATCGAAGAAAATATACAATTGGGACAAATATCAAACAGTTTCAACATGGGAAGTTAAATTGTTTGACAAATGGGCAAAGAGATTTACTACTGATGTCAATGTAAAAATGGCATTGGGCGCACATTTCTTTTATAACAAACCTAATGGGAGTTGGGAAAGTTCCCCCGATCAGGAAGATGTCCAACAGGCATATTCTAAATTAAAATCTTTTTTGTCTTCTCCGAAATATTTTTTAGAAAAAGACTTGACAAAACTTTACGAATCGTATACAATAGATATACTAAAAACAACAAATGCAAATGGTGGAGTAGGAATACCACCAATTTACCATTTGGCTCATAAGGGAATTATTTCTTATGAAACGTTAGCAATGGTTGATATTTCAACGTCGCTAACTAAATATACATGTATGAAGTTGAACACTTTGACATGGACAGCATATAAAGATTGGTATTTAAAATATCGACCATTTGTGTGTATGGAAATGGACAAGGAATATACTGATTACATTAGGGAAAAATTATTGCAATTGAAAAATAACTAATTTCCCCTTGTTTTAATTTTTCAAAACATATAAAAACACATAACTCATATAAGGAAATATATTATGTCATTAAATGCATTACGTTCTAGTTCAAAAAACATGCTTGAAAAGATGAAAGCGTCTGACAAGCCAGAAAAAGGCGGTTCTCGTGCGGTCGATGAGCGCATTTGGAAGCCTACATTCGACAAAGAAAAGGGTAGTGGTACTGCTATTATTCGTTTCTTGCCTGCTGCACCTTCCGAAATTGATGAATATCCATATGTTAGAGTATACTCTCACGCATTCCAAGGCCCAACTGGAAAGTGGTATATTGAAAATTCTCTTTCTACTATTGGTAAGCCCGATCCATGTGGTGAGTTGAATAAGCGTTGCTGGGACTCTGGTGTTGAATCTGATAAGGATAATGCCCGTTCTCGTAAGCGTAAGACCACATATTTTGCGAACGTTTTGGTTATAAAAGACCCGGCGCACCCAGAACTTGAAGGCAAGGTCATGATTTATGAATACGGCCCTCAGATTCACAAGATGATCGAGGATGCTGCATATCCAAAGGCACCAGAGTTCGAAGGTGATGAAGTTGTTGAACCTATGAACGCATTTGACATTGATAACGGCGCTGATTTTGTTATCCGTATCAATGGTCGTACTATGAAGAATAGTAAGGGTCAAACCGTAACTGTTCCTAACTACGAAAAATCTTCTTTCAAGGCTAAATCTCCGTTGGCCGGTGGAAAGGAAAAGGAAATGGAAAAGATTTGGAACCAATGTCACCCATTGCAACCATTCTATGATGAAAAGGAATTCAAGACTTATGAATCCTTGCAAAAGCGTCTTGTTGAAGTGTTAGGCCCACAAGTGGGTTCTGGTATTGCAACCGCATTAGGAACCACTGTATCTCGCAATAGTTCAGTGGAAGATGAAGAAGACGATGCTCCCCCTGTGCGCACTCAGGTACGTCAGGCCGCACCCGTACAAACATCTGAACCTGATGATGAAGACTTAGCATTTTTGCGTGAAATTGAATAATTTCACCTGAAATAAGGAAGATCAGTCATTACAAAAAACCAGCAGAAATGCTGGTTTTTTCATTTCTATTCCTTGAAAAAATCGTGGACATATGCTATGATGATGAAACACAGATAGGTGATTGCTATGACTTCAACCAAATCCATACGTGATGTGTATCAAATACTTCGTGACCGTTTTGCAGGAAAATGCAGAAAGGCTGCGTTGTATGATGTTTCATTGACTGAAAATGGTTCGTGTGTTCTTACCTCGACCATTCATGGGTCACAGTCATTTGTAACCACATTCAAGGAAAACGAGGAATTAATCCAAGAAATTCTTGAAATTTTCGACATTATTGTTGAAAATTACACTGAGCGAGGGTATTTCGTTAATTATGGGCGACCATCTTTAAAGTTCATGCAATCTCTTGATGATGCATACATTTATGCGAATTACCATCGTTATTTCAAAGACTATCATGTGGTAATTCAAATAACAATTTCAGAGCCGAGGTGATTTATGTTCAAGCGTCAAGTTTTGTTTATGGAATACGAAAGGGGTTGGCGGAAGTAAAATAGATTCAGTTGAATATTTTACTTCTGATGCACTAGCCAAAGAACGCATTGAAAAGTTTAATGCGAGAAATACTTCGAAAACTGTTCCTGATTGGTATATGGTGGCTGTATTAGGAGACATTGTTGATGTAGAAGATTGACAAAAGGTGTCAAAAAGTGTATAATAGTCAACTAGCATTCAAGGGCAAAATCATGAATACTTCGGTAGTTATAAAAAACAGTGTTGATGCGGATTTTAATAATATCAATAATATCGACGGTATCGAAGAAATTGGTATATTAACTTCTGCTTATTATGGAATATATGTCAAATTGAAAAATGGCGTTGTTTATAATTTGACTTGTAGTAAGGTTCTTCCAAGTGCATTGGAGTATCAAATTGATGAATATGGTTTATTGACCAATTCAGAAAAATACAAGTGTTTTAGTGAAGTTAAAAAATATATCTGAGGAAATCATGACAAATACAAATTTTACTATTGACCTTTCATATGGTGCATTTGATGATGATTTGTGCTGGGAGGCAAAGGTCAGGGGGACGAATATCGTAATGTATTCTTCTGATAATGTTCAACTTCTAATTGACATTGTGAAAGAAGTTAATGAAAAATATCCAAAGGATATTTTTGTTCCAAGTGCAACGTTGAATGATGTTGATTTTTTTGATATTTCAGCGGTAGAGGAATTAGACTTGATTAGGCTGTCAGTGAAACCCAATCAAGTCTATTGATGTTATGGCTGAGCCAAACGATTCGTGACTGTAGCAGCTATATGGGGATTTGCCATAAGATGTGGCATATTTTTTATTTTAGTTGCTTGGTCACGGTTGACGCCATGCATAGTCATTAAGCGTTTCACAGTTATTGGGTGTATTTGATGTTGCGCATTAATAGCTGAATCCAATACACTTTTATCTGAATTATAATGACGTGATGCTATCCACTGCATAGTTGAGTTTTGGACATTTCCTGTTCTTTTAGAAGGGTCTAAGTCCATAATATGTTGTAGTTGTGATTTTGATGCTGTTATAGGCATTTTTTTAAAAGCCTCTTTATTCTCCGCATAAATCTTTCTTCCAATATGAGTCTCTGTCAATTCAGGATGCTCATGTAACATTTTAAACCCATCAACATGCGTGTGTGTTTTATTACCATTGGCACGATATATTTGAGTTCCTTCTTTTCCTAATTCTTTCCCAACAATATAATGAGAACCATGAATAACAAAGGTATGAGTTGGTTCGAAGTTCTTATGGATTCTGTTTTTAGCAATATTAGCATTATCGACTTTATAGACAAAAACACCTTTTTTACGCATTTCATGCGTTGGTGAACCCATGAAAATGTCTTGGTTTGCAAAGTTACGAATGCTTTCAATAGGATTGAATCCTTCGTTCATAGGCACAAGATAATAATCTTCCATGTGTTGTAAAAATTTACCCATTTCAAACTCCAAATAATTTTATCTATTTAACGTGATGCGATACTTACTCCAACAGGCAAAGCAGTTTCGCTTTTGTCTATCTGTATAACACAGCTTACATTTTGGAAGGTAAGTACATGGTGATATTGTGTCATGTATACTTCAAAACCTCCAATATACATTTGATTAAATTGTTGTGTTGCGTAGTCATATACTAATATACCAATGCGCTCACCACTTTGGAGAGGGCTGCATATTATTGTGTAATTACGTTCAGAAACCAATTCAAACTCACTTGATAAAACTGCATCTGTTGTTGGTTCTATGTGTATTGTCACATGGTTTTTTTCTTTGATGGTTAGTGCCATTTGATTGCCTTTACATAAGTTTACTTTACAGTATATTTAACAATCAGTATAATGGGAGGAAATTAACCAATGGTTCCTACAATGTACTATGACATGATGATTGCAAATGGATTTTCCTATCAGGATTGTGTTGATGCTGGTTACTTTGAAGATGAATACCAATCTAAACATCAATTGATGGAAATGCTTTGCGATCCGGATTCTCCCTTCAATGATGTTATTGTGGATGCGATTGTTGAAAAGTCTCCTGATATTATCATTTCGATGGCAGGTTGTTTCTCGCCTATGCATGCTGGTCATTTAGATGCTATTCGCCTAGCACGTTCTTTTTATATTGACAGAGGGTATAATCCTTTGTGTGTTCTCTTTCCAGCACATGATTCATATGTTGACGTGAAGCGTGGAGGCACATGTAAGTTTTCGGCAATGTCACGCATTCAATATATGAAAAAGTTTCTGGAAGACAATAATGAAACTGATATCATTATTGATGAACATCCTGCTCTCTACATGCCAGCAGAATTGAACTTTCCTTATCTTATGATGCGTTTGAGCCATTTCGCACCAAATGTAAAACAATCATTTGTCGTCGGGGCGGACAATCAAATGTTTGCATTGGCAATTAAGCAGACTGAACATGACACCTTCATTGTTTCCCGTGATAGTGTCGATATCACCGTTGATTCACGTTTGCAACAACATGGTATGAGCAATGATAACATTTTTGTTGTCAAAAATAGTCCATATTCGTATTTGTCGTCTACTCTAATTCGTGATAAGGTTATGTCTAGCCTTTCTAACCCTGATATTTCCGGAACCTATATGGTAAGGGATGATTCAGGGCTTGGTGGGTTTGAAAACGTCACAGAAAGGCTTGTAGGGGCATTGGATTTCGTGTTTGAAGGAAAACTTGATATAACGGTGATTGATGCAAAGGAACAGGTGGAAATGTGCCGTCAGCATGTTGCTAATATGAACAGTTATGTTATTAGCATGGATAAGTATTTCCAAGGTGATTTCAACATTCGTTGTTCCCGTCTGTTCAAGAAAAATACTTATCAAAAAAGTCCGTGTGGATTCCTTGTTGAAAATGAGGATGAGTTTATACAATTCCTCAAACAACTGCCGAAGAATGCAAATGTTTTGATTGTTGATGATGACATTTCTTCTGGTCATTCATTCAACTATGTTAGGAATCTTATTTTTAGAAATACAGGAGTTGTTGCAGAAGGATTTTTCATGAATCTTTTTTATCTGCAACAAAAGGGAATCAATAAGAAGGTTTATGACATTATTGATGTGCGTGACTTTGTACCTTTCGCAAAAAATGGAGGGTTGCGCACAAAGCATAATCGTTTGATGTACAAGTATCCTCAAGTAAATTTGGCAACCCGTGCCAAAATACCACATGACAAAATCATGTTGTTTAATGAATTGATGTATGGTTGAGTGTTGATAAATATACCAAACAATGAGGTTTGGTATGTCTGAGAATAAAGAAAGTTTCCTTCAAGAAAAAAGAGATTATCATAAGGCCGCAGCCACAGCATATAAAAAGGAATATGCTGAGTCACATGATCCGCAACATTTAGAATGTGCAAAATATCACGAAAAGTTGTCCAAGGGGGATAATGATGAATGATATTTTAAAATTGATCGAATCTAATATAGAACCAAAGAAAAAGTTGGTTAAAAAGGAAGATTTGTATCGTTTGGGTATTGAGTTATTGACATCAGCAGGTTACAATAAACCTGTTGAATATCTTAATGGACAATTACTCAATAGCACAAGTGAAAAGGAATGATGTGGTGATAAAATGTCTCAAAAAATAATAAATGAAGAATTAACAGAAAAACAAAAAAAATTGGTTGACAATTGGGTTAAAACTAATAAGGAACAAGGCGAGGATGTCGATCCATCGCATCATGATGGCTTATTCCACCGTTATACTAATGATGAAAAAAGTCCAAGACTTGTTATACCATTAACAGGTCATGAGGTACATTTTAATCCTGATATAGCAAAGCACTTGCACGAAAATGGTGGTTGGACTATTCATGATTATGATAAAGGTATTGCAACTCGTAGGTTACAGACCAAAAAAGGACATGTAAAAGCGGAGTTCAAATCCATAGGTTCTATATTAGCTGAAACCGGAGGGAATGAAAAAACTGCCGATGTTGTTCGTGGTGGTATAAATCAAACAAAATCACTTTCCAATATATTTCAAAATGATCCTTCCCGCAATAACAATAGAAAGGGAAATGGATTACAAATAGTTGTTTCAAGGCATCCACATGATATTGGTGGAATGACTAGCGGTAGATCATGGGAAACTTCTTGTATGAGACTACCACACGGTTCATCTAAAAACCCTGCATTGAAAGCTGGTGGCGAACACCACTCATATATTCAATCTGATCTTTCTCATCAAACTTTGGCAGCGTATCTAACACATGAAGGCGACAATACTGCCAAGGCACCTCTTGCACGTATATTACTAAAGCGTCATACAAATACAGACGGGCATGATATATGGCGTCCAGAAAATAAAGTATATGGTAATGCATCCGGTGACTTTTCTAAAACGGTTAGTGATTTTTCTAAAAAGGAGTTTCCATCTGAACCCGGCATGAAATATAGAAAATCACCCGATCTTTATAACGATGATGATAAAGATTCAGTTATTGAAAGTCATGTCAAAAATAAAGATAAACATAATGATGTGTTTTCGCAATATGGTATAGAGCCAAAAATTTCCAAGATAACAAAACACACTCATAATATCAGTGGAGAGCTTCATAGTAATGATGGTTTACCTTCTTTGATAATTCATGAGGGCAACACAGTTCACAAAATGTGGCATCAGGGCGGGGAGCTTCATAACGAGTCTGGCCCTGCTTATATCAAAGAAACACATGATGAAACCGGAAAATTAAAAAACACTTCGAAACGTTTTTACAATTATGGGCTACTTCATTCGCCTAAAGATGGTAAAACACCATCTATTGAAGATACATCTTATGATGAACATGGTAACGTTACGGAAGTATCACATGAATACCACAAGTTTGGTTATGAGCATAATGGTATTTTATCCGGAATGTCTTCTATGTATGTTAATCATCATGGCATGGGTGTAGTTAAAAGTGTTTATGGCGAAGCACATACCGACAATGATGAACCATCCCGTTATTCGCTTTCATTGAATCAAAATGGAACAAAGGGATATGAAACAAAATCATGGGCACATCATGGACATGTGTTCCGTGAAATGAAAACCGAATATGATGAAAATGGTAAACCAACTGATCACTTTGAAGCAAAGTATGATCATATTAATAAAGGTGATATAGTTTCGCATAATTGGTCAAATGGCAAAGGTGTTGTGAAAACTAGTTTGGGTGATGGAAATACTATAGAGCATGAATATGAGTCTCATACCCACAAAACTTCACCAGAAGAACATGAAATAAAGAATACAATTTATCGTGACCATACTGGTTCTATTATAAAAGCACCTCACGCCAATTCCGGTGATTATGTGATGCATACCGATAATAAAAATGTTGAAAAGCATTTCGATGAGCAAGGTAATTTACACAATGAACATGGCCCCGCCCATTTTGAAGAAGAAAAGGATGAAACAGGAAATGTTACACGTTTGAAAATGATGCGTATGTATCATGGTCAATATGACATGGCCCATACTTCTAAAGGCGACATTTTACACCATGAATATGATAGTTCTTCTGACAATGGTAAAATAATCCACAACAATGGTGGTGGAAAAATGATCCAGACTGAATATAGCGGTGGTGTTGATGGATATAAGAAAAAGAATAATATCCACGCTATCGCACACTTAGATAAAGACGGAAATATAACAAAAGCCGATGATGGCAGTCCTTCTGTTTTGACAAAGGAAGGATTTGGTTTCGTTGGGCATGATAGTTCGTATTATAGCGATAAAGAAAATGTTCCCGCTTTTGGTAAGGTTTTTAAGAAGTCTAAAGAGCATGTCATAGGCAAAACGTTATCGGTTCACGATACTCCTATGTCTGGTCGTATGGTTTCGATTGAGCCAGTAAAAGGTGGTTCTTCTATTAAGTCTGTTTCATCGCATGGTACATTCATACACCACTATGATGAAACAGGAAAATACAAAGGTTCTGAAATAACATTGCCAGAAACAAAAGAAACTGTCTATGGTGATAAAGAAGGAAACTTAGTTGACAAAGATGGTTATGGTATCTCGTTGTCCAAGGAACGTTCTATAGAAAAGAACTCACCTGATGATTTCAAGCTAATATCAAATACCGAGCCACTGCACCACACAACCAGTAAGATAAAATTACCGGAAAAGGTAAGTGTTTAAAAAGGGGTTGCAAAACCCCTTTTTTTATTGTATAATGGATGAAAACATATTGGTGAAGCACCATGCAAAACATAAATTTCATAGAAGTTGGCCATTTCTACGCCGACGAGCATAACAATCAACTCAATTTGTCCTATCTTGGTGATGTTGTTTCTAAACTTAAAGGTTTGAAGAATACCTTTTGTGCATTGTTCATCGACAATTACAATTCCACTGTTTTTAATTTGGATATAAACCATCTTAAATCCCATTACGAGATTGCGCTTGACATGCCTGTTCATATTTTTTATGAAGGAGACATGAAAGAATATTACCTTCGCACATTGTCTCTTTTTAATGAAAAAGATTTAGTGATTACAAAATATAATCGTGGGAAGAAAGAAAAGCTTGAACTCGCATTAGGCGACTGTCGTATTACTATTGCAGAAATTTCTCCAAATTTTAAAATAACTTGTGCAATGCTAAGTCTTATGTGGACACTATTTCGTCTTGGTTTTTACGAAGACAAGAAAAATAATGTCATTACTGTTATTGACGAGAAGTTTTTCAATGTTGAGAAAAAAGTTCTCACAATGCTCCAATACATACAAGATAACCATAATCATGATTGTGTTAGCGCAGTTGATTATTGGTTTTATAAAACATAATAAAGGGAATATATGATAATAGCATCAGCGTACAAAGATGTTTCAAAAATAATAAAAAGTGGGCAAGGTTTTATAAATCCTGTTGCAGAAAAAGCTAATATTTTTAAACAACAAGCTCAATCTTTAGATGTAAATGAGTTGGCAACTAAAGCTGAAAACATTGCTACTAAACTTAATATTTCAAACCCTTCACAATTTGCGAGTGATATCGCCGCCATTCCTGCTAAAATAAACACTGCAATGAATACAATTGATAATTTTAAGAGCCATATTGATCAATTGTCTGGGGTTGTTTTAGATGGTGAAAAAAACTTAGTTGGTTTAATTGAGTTGGCGAAGGCAGCACAAGATATTGTTAAGGAGTGTAGTGATAATCCTGATGATGAAAACTCTTATAAAAACAATCCAATGTATAAACTTTTTGGTTCGGTTATGGACGCTGGAAAACATAACCAGCGTTTTGAAAGTGCACAGAAAAAAATAAATGAAATAATTGACTTTTTCAACATTGATGAATTGAGCGACTATCTTCAAAGTTTACCTGAAAATGAAAGGATACAAGCAATAAAGAAAAAATTAGATGGTATAAAAGAAATTTATGATAATATACATGGAAAATTAGAAGAGGCTAAACAATTTGATGAAGATGCATATACTGAATTAAAAAACGAAGTTTTATCTCAGGTGGTGACAGCTACACTATCTTCTTTAGTTGGTGATAGATGTGCAAATCAAGTTATTAGTAAAGTTAAGTCGCCAGAATTAAACAAAGCATTGAAACAAGCTAAACAAGTTACAGAAACTGCCAAACAGGCAAAAAATATCGTCAAGAACGCTCTATAAGCCGCTTTTTAGCGGCTTTTTGTCGTAAGCGGTATGCTAGTACCGGGAGCTTCTAACCACTGGTAATTCCACGCATATGACTGAGCAGTGGTGTCTCCGTATTTGAATGATGAAGCTTCCATACGTGCACGGATTACACGTATCTTACCAACACATTTCATAACCACTGGCTCTGTTACCCAAACCTCCCCGGTGATGCTTATGTCTGGAACCTGACGTTGTGTTGGTTTCACTATATTTGGTTTTTTTGAAGGGACATGTACATAAAACTCCATCCCTTTAATATCTTGAGCAAGCCCACGTAAACACTGTCCTACGGTCGGTGAAAAAGATATTCTTGGAGTGATTCCATCTTCATATCCATATTGAACCATTGAATTATTAGGGACATGGGGGAAGACAGTCAATGTATCAAGATTATTGACTGATATATGATATAATTCACCAGACGCTGATTCAACCAGACGTGTTGTAAAATATTCTAAAAACATTATTTCTCCGAATACATCACACAAAGAATATTTTCTAGCAAATGTTCTTTGAATGTTTTATTTTTCTGTTCTTGATCTGCTTTGAAAAAATCACAAGCAACATCTTTATCTATACCAACCTTTTTTGCGAAATCAGGGTTGTTGCATGCAGCAGCCATGAACTTGCGTTGTTTTTCTGATTTTGAAGGCATTTCGCACCCATAGAAATAATATTGTCATATTATTTATAGGTTGATAAAAACATCATGAAAACAAATAATATTCCGCACAATCCTTGTCTGACTGAGATAGGTTTTTTATATTTTTGTTCATTATTTCGAATTGAAACTTCATATAATCATCATTACGCATTACTGAAAAATTGTATGCGTTTGTGATTAACCATTCATCAATTCTTCGTAATGTATTAAGTGCTTTGCGATTTGTGTTTAAATCAATTTTGGGGAAAGGTGTTGTTTGATAGCCATACTTATTGGACACTATTTCACCTTGCCCTAATTTCATACCGACGACACCAATTCTCATTTGTATGATACCTTGATGGAATTAATTACTTTGTTGTATGACATGTTAGCAATTTCAACTGCCTTATCACAATATGGGTTTTCTTTTTCGGAAAGCCTGTATTTTTTGATGATGAATGATACCAGTTGTTTTTTCAAACCTTCATTTTTTATACTGGCTGGAAACGTTCTTAGAACCATACTGATATCGTTGGTAAGAAGATCATTAACAACACCATCGACCGTGAAATAATTATTCTTTTCCGTTTGTTTATTAATAACGTCAGAGATATTAATTTCATATTGGTTAGTACCCTTATCTGGGCAGTGTGTTATAAAAATGAAAGTTTCGTCATTCCACCAAAAGTTTATTATTTTTGTTGACTTATTCACATTTTTTAGTGATTTTATTTCATTTTCATTATCTTGAAATAGCTTTTTAAGATTCATTTTTTCCATTTTCCTTAGCCAATATCTTTTCGGTAAGTTTGATCATATTTGGTGTGCTGATGTGAAAAAGGTTCAAAGAGCGCACCGTTACCTTTTCTGAGTTGTGATACCCATAGTCGCTTAGTTCACCATAGAGGTATGAGAAACGGTGAACCACTTGTAGTGTTACCCTTTTAGTCTTTTCAGTGTACGACGCAGCCTTACCAATAGTTGTATTTTGATTGCCACTAGAGGACGTTGTGTAACCATAATATTCGCCAATGATGATATTATTACCAATAGCGTCAGAGGATATATTTGTCATATTGTATTCAGAATAGGATGTTGATGATGAGTGATAATAGCACATACAGCCAAAAAAGGCAAGGTATTGCTATAACCATTAGTGCAAAATATGCAATAGAGGCGAGAATGAAATACAGGAAACGGTATTTATTTTGAAAGAGAGTATGATATGCCGCCATTATAACGGAAATTGTTAGCAGAATTATGGCGGTGGTTATCATTAGATATATCCAAAGTTTTTAGAAGGTTTGGTGTAATCTTTCTTTTTCACAACAACAAGTTCATAGTTTACAATAGAAATATGTGTTAACTTATGAATTGATGTGTAAAAATGGTCGTCTTCGATTTTCCATTGCGTTCCATCAAACCATATATGTGATATGGCATAAAAAGTATTATGGTGATATTTTCTACACAATACATGATCGTTGTCCAAAGAACAAAATGTGTGAAAAACATGTTCTAATGTTTTATTGTCTAATTTTGCTGTTTGTTCACCATACTCGAAACGCAAAACATATTTTACGATTTCCATTATCCTACCTTCAATACCTTTACTTTGTCATTTTCCATATCGGCCTTCCCGACCAATTTGAAAATGTGGTGAGGTAGACCAGTATTAAATGTTTCTGTCTTTGCGACTTCACCAGCATCAACGGCATTGCCATATCGTTCAGGTAAAACTTGCCCAATACTGATGTTGATTACAATCCAATAAACGTCTGTTAATGGATTATATTTAAAGTCTTTGGTGAGCTTATTCATAATGAATGCATTAACCATTGTCATATTCAGTTTGCGCAATTCATTGTTGAAACCTAGTGACACACCCCAATTTTTGTTGTTTGGCTTTCCACTGTATTTCATAATATGAAGATCGTTTCGATGTAAAGAATATAATTCTTTATCGAACGTGTCATACACGTAGTTGTTGTATGGTGAAGGTAACAGTTGATATCTGCTTTCAATAACATCGCCTTGGCGAATGGTCTTTTTGATTTCTGCGGAAGAAATGTCGGAACCATACGGTTTCTTTTCCATGCGCTCAATTTTGTCAAAGGTCATGAAAACCTTTTTTCGCTGGCCATTTACCACTTTATTGAGACTAAAGCTACGAGTTGTCTTTGACTCTGGAACCATTTCGTTGAGTTTTCCGGTGGAAAGGCTGTAAAGCTTTTTTGTGTTCAAGCATACAACATATTTCGGATATTCAACCAACTGATAGAGGGACATATAAGACCTTGTGTTAATTAGTGATGTTGTAAGTATAACAAATTAATTCTGTGATGTCTGTTAAAAAATGTAAGGCCAGAAAGCTGGCCTTTGGTATTATTCACATTCACCAATTATTGACTTACATGTTACTGTCACTTTACACTCTTGGTTCACACACCACATAACATTTCCAACATTAGGTGTATTTGATGCTAGACTATAAAGATGATCGTTTTCGGATGGGCTTACTGGAAGCATATCAGATTTTACAATAGCTAGGCTTTTGCTGGTTTCAATTGAACACGTATTATTAGACTCGCACTTGATGTTTTGGATAGCGCCATAATTAGTATATTTGACACCATCCTTGTTACTGTGCGAACAGCCAGTTACGAACAGGACGGTAAAAATAGCAGGGATAACATACTTCATTTTTTGTACCTTTGTGGTTAGTTGGTATGGGTATTATATCATACCAACATTAAAAAATGGTTAAAGTTGTTTGACAAGATGAAGTTTTTTGGTAAGATTGTCAAACAACTTTAACACATTTAACCAGAAAACATAGGACTTATTTCAACATCAGGTTTAATTTCATCTTCAACCAAATAAACCTTTTGATTAGTATTTTTTGATTCAATGTCACGTTTCAACATTTTGAATATAGTACGCACCATATCTTTTTCATCTTGTTCCATATCGGATTCGTCAACTTCAATAATTATTTTCATTTATTTTCTCTATAATTGAAAAAGCCGGGAACATTCCCGGCTTTTTGAACACATCACATTAGAACTTTTTGATCCAGTCAGCAAATTCTTGAGTGATCATCTTTTCGATCATTTCTTCGTCAGAAAGTTTCCTAACATCATAGATTTGGTCGAAACCAACATTAGGCTCTTGTTCGGCAATCTTCTTGACGTAGTTGAGACTAGCACCACCAACACCAATGATTTGGATGTAGATGTTCTTGGTACGGAAATCCTTCAACAAACGTTCAAAATCGGAATGGTCGCTGTTTTCCCCATCGGTAACGAAGAAAACGATGACAGGTTGTTCAGTCTTCTTTCCCTTGCCAAACAAAGACATAAAGCCCTTGCCGCTGCCGAAATACTTGTCGTAGATGTTCTTTAAAACTGGCCCATATTCTGTGCCACCCCACTTGGAAACTAATGGGTTGTTTAGAACCTTGCGCCTGACATAATCTTCAACTTGATCTTCGTTAACAGTACCGATGTAGTCCTGTCCAGAACTGAATGTCCAGAAGTCAAGCTTACCGTCTTGGTCAAAACGCATTGCAAGTGCAAGAATACGTTCTACAATTTCTTGTACAACACCATCACGATATTCGTTAGACATTGAACCTGAGATGTCAATAGCAACGCCAACTTCACATGCAGGCGGTGTAACAATCTTACGCTTAGCTAGAACGATTCCTGCGGCTTCCTTCTTCTTTTCGAGATTAATACCCATGATTAGTTGTACCCCGCATAGAAGTCGCCAAGGTCAAGGGTGTAGCCAGCACCAACAGCCTTGAATTCCCAAGTTCCGTTGGTCTTCACCAGAGAACCAAATTGTACTGCGGTTTCCTTGCCATAGTTAGCGTCAAGGTCATATTCAGCAATCGGAGTTCCAGTAACGTCATCATAGACACGCACATAGGCGCTGCTCAGTTTACCGAAAGAGTGACCACGCTTGATGGCTTCATGGATAGTGACGATAATCGAGATTTCAGCCACTTCACTTTCAAGCTTCATCAGATCAACAATGATAGTTTCATCATCACCATCACCTGCACCAGTGCGGTTATCGCCAGAGTGAACGACAGCGCCATTCGGGGTGGACTTGTTGTTATAGAAGACAAAGTGATTATCAGAAAGAAGCTTTGGCTCATTCGCAGAGTTAAGCTTACAAACAAAGACGCTTGCATCCAGATCGAGAGGGGAAGCTTCCCAACCCAGACCGATACGAACCTTAGTCAGACCGGGAGCAACCTTGTTCAGATTAACGCCTTCACCCTTAGAGAGATTTACCATTTTTTCATTTACCTTTTGTGTGTGAAAATTAAAGTTTACTTTGTGGCTGGAAGATATTGATTAACAATATCACCAAGACCAAGCTTGTACCCAGCCCCGACTGCATTGAACGTCCAACCGTTGACATCACGAATGACAGAACCGAACTGTACGGAAGTGATTTTATCATATTGGTTGTCAAGTTTGTACTCACAAATTGTATCATTTGTGTTACCATCATAGATGCGAATATAGGCATTAGACAACATCCCGAAATGCTGACGCTTTTCAATACCTTCGTGGATAGTCACAAAGAAAGAAAGTTCAGTAACTTCACGTTCAATCTTGTCAAGGTCAATACGAATGGTTTCGCAGTCGCCATTTTCGTCACCATCACCACCAGAACGGTCATCACCAGAGTGGACAATGCTGCCATTAGGAGTTGCCAAATTGTTATAGAAAACAAAGTGACGTTCGGTTAGAATCTTTGGTTGCGACTTGCGATCCAAGGCACAAGCGAAAACGCTTGCATCAAGGTCAATGTTGATGTTGCCTTCATTCCAACCGAGGCCAACACGGATGTTTTTAAGACTAGGCTTGGTCTTCGTCAGATTGATACCTTCGCCCTTACGCAGATTAATTGTGTTCGACATTATTTTTTTCCAGTTGTTTAAGAATTTTTTCAAGAAGAATAATTTGTTGGTTGCTTACCATTTCTTCTTGACGCCTAAGTTCCAATTGACGGTTCAAGATTTCTTGCTTGAACTGTTCCGCACCTTCAACACCTACCAATGAAATGTTAGACGATGAACCTGCTGCCATGATTTTGATAATATTGATACCAAAATATTTCAACAGTGGGCCTTCAACTAGAACAACATCTTGGATTTTATCCAAAGGCATGGTGATGATTTCACGGAAAAATGCACCGCTTGAAAACTTGATATAACGTTCATCAAGTTCACAGAACATCTTTTCATAATTGATACGGGAGTACCATTGACCAATCCCTAACATCCATAGTAGGGCCAGAGGAATCGTTACAGTGCCATGCATAAGCTTTACGGCAATGTCGATAAGGGTGTACGTTTTTACCACAGGATTAAATGAGACTTTAATCGTTTGAGACATTTTATTTCCAAAGTTGTTAAGAAATGGTAGAAAGCTGTGGAATCTAACCACAACATTCCGGTGCATGTTCCCGGTCGTACTTAATATAGAGTGTTTAACTATGCGGCCTTACCCGTTCACGAGTCCTCTATATCTCTTCATTATACTAACTTTCTGGTGCGAAAGGTGGGACTCGAACCCACAACACAATGCTTCTAAGGCATTTGACTCTAACCGTTGGTCTACTTTCGCATATTTGTAAATTCCTCTTTGTATTCTATAATAGATACATTCAGGGGTTACATTTAATTTTTCTCCTGCCTCTTTCATGCTATTATAAACAATACCATTATCATCTATAAC